CTGAGGTTATGGATGAAGAAACTCTTCGTCGATTCCATCGTAATAAGATGATGATCGATCTTTCTCAGATTCCACAAAAATATCAAGATTTAGTTCTTGAAGAATATAATAAAGAATCAAGTGTTGGCAGGGAACGCCTATTCAACTTCTTTGTAGAAAAGAAATTGAGACACTTAATAACAGACATACAGGACTTTTAATATGGCGGTACGAATATCAATCAGTGAAATACTCGCTGGTGCGGGTGCAGAGAAATCAACTAAGAATAAGGTAGCATTCCTTCAAAAGAATGATAATCAACCTTTGAGAACTATCATATCTTATACATATGATAGTAATATTAAATTCTTAATACCCGATAGCCCACCACCGTGGAACGAAAATGAATATGAAGATGAAGCAAAAGCACTGTTGTATACAGAAGCTCGTCGTCTAAGAATTTTTGTCGAAGGTGGTGGATATGATAATCTGAATCAAATTAAACGTGAGCAGCTATTCATTAGTTTATTAGAAGATGTAGACAATGACGATGCTAAAACGCTGGTTCAGATGATATCTAAGAAGCCGTTTAAAGGGTTATCTAAGAAAGTTATAACAGAAGCATTTCCAAACTTAATACAAGAATGATATAAGGGTAAATCAACATGAGTAAGAAGCGCATCAAGAAATTCCGTGACGCTTGGGAAGATGATGAGTGGGGTACTGACGACGATTACAAGACCAAGGGTAAGAATAAAGGTGGTAAGCAACGGGCTGTAAAAGAGGCTCGTAGACAAAAGTTCTCTGATCGATGGTACGACTCTGATAATAATATCAAAAGAAAGCCTAAAAAAGGCAATTAATTTGAAATTAAATGAAAAAAAGCCTTGACATTTGATCTAAGATGATGTATAATGTATATAAGAAATGAGGAATTAAGCTAGTTTTTGAAATTAATTTGAAATTAAATGAAAAAAACAGTTGACAAACGGTTCAAAATAGCTTATAATACATATATAAATTGATTAAACAAGGAACTACATTATGACTAAATATGCAAAATTTGACAAATCTACTCTTAAAGCTCTTCGTACTGAAATGCAAGAAGTAATGAACAAGTACGCTGTTAAAGCTAACTTAGATATTAACGTTGGTAACATGAGATTCTCAGATGCTGAAGTTACTATTAAGGTTGAAGCTAAGATCAAAGGTGCTACTACTCGTACTGATCAAATCCTTGAAATGATGATGAAAACTAATGGTTTGAAAGCTACAAACTCTAACGGTGACCAACTTACTGGTTACAATTCAAGAGCTAAAGCTTATCCTTTCCAATACACTTGTGGATCAACTGGTAAGCGTTTCAAATGTTCTACCGATCAAGCTAAGTATAAGTTCTCATCATAACTAAATTGGAAAAGGGGTTGACATTCAGCCCCTTTTTTGTTATAATATGAATATGAATAAAAAGAAAGAATATAATATGAGTTTAAGTGATAAAGTAATTTTAACAGACGTCGATGGAGTACTACTCGATTGGCTTTTTTCATTCACACAATGGATGGATAAACACGGTTACAAAACAGTGCCTGGCGCTGAAAAAGAATACGATGTTACTAAGCGATATGGATTAGATCATGTTGAAAAAGAACGTTTAGTTCGTATGTTCAACGAGTCTGCTTGGATACGTTGTTTACCTCCTCTACGTGATACTATTAAGTATATGAAAAAGCTTCACGAAGAGCACGGATATGTCTTCAGAGTGATTAGTTCTCTAAGCAATGATTACTATGCACAACATCTAAGAACAAAGAATCTAATTGAAATGTTTGGACCAAGCGTATTTGATACGTTTGTTTACTTAGATACTGGTGCTGATAAAGATGAAGCTTTAGAACAATACCGTGGAACAGACTGCTGGTGGATTGAAGATAAACCAGAAAATGCAGACCTTGGAGTAGAGCTCGGATTAGAGTCTATTTTAATGGGACATACGTTCAATAAAGACTATTCAGGTAAGGCTCAGCGAGTCACGAACTGGAAAGAAATATATGAAATAATTGTCGGATAATGCCCTTTTGAGTGTATTACGATTATAAATATAATCATATAATACAGTCTTACACTAAACAACACGTTGAAGCTGACTATGTATTTTATAGTTGGCTTTTTTTATATTATAGATAAGGAGAATGTATGCCCATTTATACATTTGCAGACACAACAAAAGAACCAGAAGAATTCATGGAAGTCACCATGAAGATCGCAGAGCTAGATCAGTTCAAGCTCGACAACCCCCACTTACAACAAAGAATTGTACGCGCTCCGTCAATTGGAGATGCGCACCGTCTTGGGCTCATTAAGCCCGATGACGGGTTTCGTGATGTTCTCAAAAACGTAAAACACCATCATAAAAAGGATAACATTAACACTTGGTAATGGCAGCTTTGATACGTTATCCTACAAACAACTAGGAGAGTTCAATGTCAGCTAAACAACGCAGATTATCCAGAAGAGAAAAACAACGTCAAGACAGAGATCAGGAGCACATGGTAAGTATCTTAAATCAAAACTTTGGTATGAGACAAATTAAACCATTAACACCAACTCAGGGAGACATGTTTAAATCTTACAATTCCGGATACAATATCGCGGCCGTTGGAACAGCAGGAACAGGAAAAACGATGTGTGCTATGTACTTAGCACTGAACGACGTACTTAAGAAAGGAGGATATGAACAAATCATCGTAGTTAGATCTGCAGTTCAAACTCGTGAACAAGGCTTCATGCCAGGAAGTAAAGAGCAAAAAGAGGCACTATATTCAGTCCCTTACTCAGATATCGTCAACGACTTATTCGGTCGTGGAGATGCATATCAAATACTCCAACAAAAAGGCATGATTAAGTTTATGACTTCCTCATTCGTCAGAGGATTAACCTTCGATAATGCAATTATTATTGTAGACGAATGTCAATCAATGACATACCACGAATTAGATACAATTATCACACGAGTAGGAGAATCGTCCAAGATTGTATTTTGCGGAGACACTAGACAAGATGACCTAGCAACATCTAGGAATCGAGCAGAAGTTTCCGGTCTCAGAGATTTTTTACGGGTAATCCAAAAAGTGGATAGTTTCAATACTATCACGTTTACTCCCGAAGACATAGTCCGGTCGGGTCTCGTAAAAGAATATATATTAGCAAAGGAACGCGTTCAAATAGCGGCTTAGCTAATTAATTTAACAGAGAATGGCCTTCGGGCCATTCTTACTTTTAGGGGATAGTAAAATGATGCCAATGGCACGAGTAGGAATGGATTCACACTTAGGACATGCTAGTCCAACCGGTAACCCATTTCATAAAACACCTTATGTATCAACAGCACAGGGAAAAGTTTTCGTAAACGGATCTCTTGCAGTAACGATCGGAGGTGCTACAGCATGCGGTGATATCGCAGTAACCGGTTCATCAAGAGTTTTTGCTGGCGGAGTTCCAGTACATCGAGTATTAGATGCAACATCAGGTCATGGATCATGGCTACCAAATATATGTGCTTCTGGCTCGTTTTCGTGTTTAGCCGGAGGATAAAATGCCTAAACCAAATTACGTTGCGCTATTTGCTCAGATAGCAGTAGAAACAGATCCTGCTGTTAAAGCAAATCTGCAGGCGCAAGCGTATACTTTTACTCCACCAATTCCATTACCGGAAGGTGAGACAGTAGATGACTACTTACTTACACCAGCAGAAATAGAACTATTCAATTTTACAGAAGATGATTACGTAGTAGATAATCCTGGGTACGTAACTGCGGCCGAAGGAGTAACATACACTTATTCTCATCGTTTTGTCATGCCAAATTATGCAGAGCCTGGTTATATAAATATAGAGTATCCACCAAGCTACGAATATGTTTTGGAAGGATATGTTGAAGAAAATTATATAAATATACAGATACCTCCAAATTACCCAACTGGGTTTATTTCTTATGTAGGTAAATATTATAACGATCAAGGGGACTCGACATAATGTCAATTATAAAACGCGGTGATAAGGGATCTGCCCTCACGTATAACGAGATGGACGGCAATTTCGAGGCGATTGCTCCGCGTACTTCCGAAACAGGTTCAATTGAAATTCCAGCTGGCACAACCACCGATAGAGACAGTACACCAGCTGATGGATACCTGAGATACAACACAAGTCTTAACTCTTTTGAAGGCTATCAAAACGGTGCTTGGGGAAGCTTAGGATCGGGCGGTGGAGGCGGCGGTGGCGGTGACGTTAACCAAAATGCTTTCAGTATTGTAACAGTCGCAGGCCAAGCAAGTGTTTCAGCTGATTCAGCAACAGATACCTTAGAGTTCATTGCTGGTTCAAACATTACTCTTACAACAAATTCAGGAAACGACAGCGTTACTATTAATGCTGCCGGCATATCACAAGATTTTGCATATTCAAGCTTAACAGGCGTACCATCATCTTTCCCACCAAGTGCTCATAACCAAGCTTGGTCTACCATTACAAATACACCAACAACATTAGCTGGTTATGGTATTACTGATGGTGGTGGAGGCGGTGGACTACAAGGTCTTCAAGGCTTTATTGGTTCTGGAGGAGATCCAGGTGCTCAAGGTACAACAGGTGCTCAAGGTACAAATGGTATTGGATTATCTGGTAACCAAGGCGTTCAAGGTCCTGCCGGAAGCGGCGGAGGCGGCAGTGGAGATGGAGACCAAGGTGTTCAAGGTATTCAAGGTTCTAATGGATTCCAAGGACCAATTGGTTTTGGCACATCAGGATCGCAGGGCATTCAAGGTGCTACTGGTTTACAAGGTACTGAAGGTAATGCTGGTGATCCAGGTGATTTTGGCCCGCAAGGTATTCAAGGACCATCAGCTCCTGCAGGCGCAACAGTTCAAGGAACGCAAGGTGTTCAAGGTGGCGATGGCCCAGCTGGCTTTGGCTTCCAAGGTGTTCAAGGTTCAACAGGTATTCAAGGTGACTTAGGGCTGCAAGGCGATGTCGGTCCAGCTGGATTCGGTATGCAAGGCCATCAAGGTACTCAAGGAACATTCGGACCTGAAGGACCAGATGGTCCGCAAGGTATTCAAGGTATTGATGCAGTTGGTGCTCAAGGCTTCCAAGGTGCAGAAGGTGGTGATGGACCATTTGGACCGCAAGGTACTCAAGGACCCGCTGGTTCTGTTCAAGGTATACAAGGTATTCTTGGCGTAGGTGATCCCGGTCCTCAAGGCACAACAGGTGCTGGATTGCAAGGCGTTGCTGGTAATAACGGTATTCAAGGTTTACAAGGTACTGACGGCAATCAAGGTGTTCAAGGTTTACAAGGTCTAATCGGTATCGGTGAAAGCGGTGTTCAAGGCGCAGCTGGTAATCAAGGTACAACGGGTAGTGACGGGTTTGGTACTCAAGGTCTTCAAGGCGTTCAAGGTCCTGAATCAGCTCAGGGTGTTGCAGGTATTGGTGATCCAGGCATTCAAGGTGTTCAAGGTCTGCAAGGACTTCAGGGCTTACAAGGACCAGATAATGGAATCGTTTATGCTGATCTTTCTGTTGCTACAGGCGCACCGACTCCTGGAGGCGCACTAAGTTATTCATCAACAAACGGTGAATTTAGTTTCTCTCCTCACCTGAGTGGGTCGCTCCAAAATAACTTAGAAACTAATGGTTATAAAATAACTAACAACGCTAGCGCTAAATTAACTATGCAGTACCTGCTTGGTACTAGTCCCACCGCAGAAATTAATATTGGCGGCAACACAAGTAGGCAAACTATATCACTGTTAGCAGAAGACAACTCTGGCAATATTGCTGATGGTATTACTATTACCGGCGGTGGAGCAGGTAATTTTGCTCGTCGTGTTGCAGTAGACAATCTTCCAGTAGTATTTGCTAATTTGTCCAGCACTGAACGAGGGCAGCTACAGACAACTGCTGGTATGGTTATATGGAATACTACTAATCAAAAGCTTGAAGTTTATACTGGTTTCACGTGGGTAGCATTGCACTAAACGTTTCATAAGATATACATTGTACATTATATGAAACAAAATTAACTGTTGACATTTCGTTTCTCTTTTGTTATAATATGTAATATATGAAAAAAATGAGGCTATATTATGTTTACTCACGTCGATCATGGCATAGAGTTACCAACGTTAACACGTAAGACTACCGAAGCAGGACGTAGATACTTTACTCCTGAAGGAAACGCATATCCATCAATCACTACAGTTTTAGGAATACTTTCTAAAGAAGGTATCCTTGCCTGGCGAGCTAGAGTTGGCGAAGAAGAAGCTAATAAGATCTCTCGTCAAGCGGCAGGTCGTGGTACAGCAGTTCACAAACTTGCTGAAGATTACATTGATAATAAAGAAGATTGGAAAGGTAAACAAATGCCTGCTAATCTCAATACATTTAATGATTTAAGAAAGATCATAGATGGTCGTTTAGATAATGTATGGATGCAAGAATCTTTTCTCTACAGCGATAAACTCAAAACAGCAGGTCAAGTTGACTGTATCGCTGAATATGATGGAGTCCTATCTATCATAGATTTCAAAACCTCCCGTAAACCAAAGAAAGAAGAATGGATTGAAGGTTACTTCATTCAAGCATGCTTCTATGCCGCAGCCTTTCTCGAAAGAACTGGCGTAGCTATCAAACAAGCAGTTATTTTAGTTGCAGTTGACGATCATGAGTCGCAAGTCTTTAAAGTCAATACTTTTGATTACTTAGAACACTTCTTATCAGTTCGAAAAAAATATAAAGAAATGTATAACGTATAGTTGACATTTGATCTCAAACGATGTATAATGGTAGTATATATTGAATTAATTAAGGAATCAAGTTATGAGTAAATGGAGACATCAAGAAGAAACTGAAAAGCGTAATTATGATGCTGAAGCTCGCAATCTAATTAAACCTTTATCAATGACTAAGCTGTATGAACTATACGGTGTAGTACACAAGGAGAAGCAAAAGTCTAATAGACCAGAGCGTGACCTTGAACTAGCAGCCGTTCATAAAGCAATCGAAAGAACTCGTGGTATAGATCAATACAAGTTGAACTTTATACTCAACGGGTATAAAAGCGAAATGGCTCAAGATGGCAGACCACAAGATGGTGCTAAAAAGCCGTGGAGGAAACAGTCGTAATGTTTATGGCAACTATGCCCACTTCGTATGGATCATCAGATCCTCATATCGAGGAATTAGCATTAGAACAAGGTTGTACTTGTACTGTTGCTAAGATAGCTGAAGGTCCAGATTCTGGAAGAGAATGTTACGTATTTAGATCTAGCGATTATGGCATAGTCGCAAACTTACTTACTGAGATAATCGGTACTGATCTAGATGAAGAATTTCTCAAAACCGCAATATTAGAGGTATAATATGTTTGTAGTTCGTGATAATAAAGGTGAGATGGTATGCATGTGTTCACGTATAGAGGACACTGAGGCATACAGAACAAGCATCCGAGATGATGAAAATTACACCATTGAGGAAATTAAACCGTCGGCTGTGGATGATGCAGCTGATGTAATGAGTAAACATGAGGCATATAACGATGGTTAAGAGCGTTAGTACTTTAGTATTATGGGCAATTATAATAGTAATTGCATCATACCAGAGAATCACTTACGGTGCAGCAGAAGACTGGGTATTGTTTGCTTTTATTGCCTTATTCCCTTTTAGTATGTTTTCTTTGTCTCATATAACAGAATGGTATAAAAAAACTTCATATTAAATCAAAAAAACAGTTGACATTTGCTCTTAGATTGAATATAATATACATATAAATTAATTAAGGAGTTTGTTATGACAGCATTTAATAAAGACGATTTTACTTGGGACGGCATGTATTTGATGTATCGTGGTAAGCATACTGAGTCTGTTAATATGGAAGTGGCTAATCCTAACTGTCACCCTTCTTGGGTTGGTTTGCCAAAGCCTGAGTTTATTGCTCGTTTTAAGTATGGTTATAAGCCTTGGAAAGCGTGGGTTAACTTCCTAGTGAAGAACGTGACTGTTGAGAAATATCTTGAACTGTCTAACCACAACAACAAATTCTACTCTGAGAAGTATGGTTATGAAACTAATGGTTCTCCAGTAGCCGCAATGGAAGCCCTTGGATATAAAGGTAAAAAATAATGAAGATGACTCCAGTTCAAATATTTGAATACAAACAAAAATGGATGATGACTGGTAAGGCAAATCCAGTCAGTCATCATTCTGACTGGAGATCTCAGGCTATAGATTTTTGTAAGTCAAATTTTGAAAAGTATCAATGGCATCAAGCAAAGTTTACGGGTATTTACGAAGATACTGTTTATTTTGAGCATATAAGCCATGCTGAGTTCTTTTCAGATTATATAGAAATAACTCAAAAAAAGCCTTGACATTTGTTTTTAAATGAAATATAATAGCCATATAAAATTAATTAATAAAGGTTGGAGTAAGTTATGGAAATTTTATCTCGTAACGTTTGGATGCCCACACTCAATAAGTCTTTTGAGGCAGCTGTAGCTTCCAAAGAAAATCGCAATTCTGACGATAGCATTAACTGGAACTTTGTTGAAGCTGATGTTTACATGGATGTTCTAAAACACGACGAGGCTGCAATCGTTCTTGCAGATCTGGCTGAAGCTTTCGATTCAGCTGCCGACACTTTCTTAGCAAACAATTAAAAGGATTTAATATGGATAACGAAAAAAATAAAGGCGATGCTATTGAACAGGAATTTGATGGCATGGCCAATGATGGTTCTTCTAAACCAATGACTGATCTTGATTGGGCTGACAAATTTGAGCAAGAAAAAGATTGCCCAATTGATGTGTATCCTGAAACAAACGATTTAATTGAAAATAACAGTTGACATTCATTCTTAAATGAATTAATATGTATATATAAATTAAAATAAAGGAAAAGCTCATGGCAAAAGTATATAAATCAACTATCGTTCTTTGGTTCCTAGTTATTACTAGCGCAGCATTCGCAGCAAAGGTTTCATTTGATATGCTAAGCATACCAGATGTTCACACAAGTTATTCAACCAACGAATGTGTGACAGTAATCAACTACAATGAAACTGACTCATATTCTTGTGAATACCTTCCTGCAAAATATAACCACGTCTGGGTGAAGTAATGAACGTATTTGTATTATCCGAATGTCCTGTCGAATCAGCAAAAATGATGTGCGACAAACACATTCCAAAAATGATTGTGGAATCAGCTCAAATGCTTTCCACTGCACATCGTATGCTTGACGGCGAAATGTACAAAGCTCCTTCTAAATCTGGCAAGACAATGGTTAAACATTACTTGTTACCAGACTCTAATCGAGAAGCTGTTATGTACAAATCAGTTCATGCTGGACATCCTTGTACTAAGTGGACAATGGAGTCTAAAGGTAATTATGATTGGCATTACAAGCATTTCCTCGCGCTTTGTTCTGAATTTGTATATCGTTTCAATAAAGAACACTTGACGTACACAAAACTTAAAGAGCTTCTTGAAGTCGCACCGCGCAACATACCTGATATTGGACTAACTGAGTTTGCTCAGGCAATGTCTGCATATCCTCAATGCGCTGTTAAGGGTGACGCTGTTGAAGCATATCGTAATTACTATCATGAAGCTAAGCCTTTTGCCAAGTGGGTTAAAGGTAGACCAGCACCATCATGGTGGGAAGGCTATAAAGGAGAAGTAGCAGCATGAGTACAGAATTATGGTTATTAGCCACGGCTGTTATCTTTACCTACGTGGGAAGATGGATGGAATCCAACACAGTTCGCCAAGATATTAACAAAATTATTGAAGCCACGATTGATCGTCTGATAGACGATGGATTTGTAAAAACCAGACTCGACGAGAATGGACAGGTAGAGCTGGTGAAACATGGTGAATGACGACTATCAAGAAAAGTTTATCATTATAGATCCAGAAGAAGGAATATTCTTAGGCACTGCAAAAAACGAGGATATGACGTTCATGGATCAAGACCCATCAGACAAGCGCTTGGTTGCTTTGTTCTCTACTCACAATCCATTTGAAATTACGAAAGCGGTAGGCTTTTTTGATGAAGAAGACGCTAAAGAATACTGGAGAATATATCTAAAACGAAGGTGCCCAAAAGCATTCATTGCTCCTGTCTTCGATAACTCAAAAGGTCCTTATGCTGATGTCGTAAACATCGTTAAATCTGGCTATGGAAAATACGCATGGGATTTGATTGACTGTTTACCAATGCAATCTGAGATTGTTCACTAAATAAGCCATATAACTAAAAGTTCTAAGGATTGAAGTTCTTATAACTTTTTGATCTAAATAACTGTTGACATTCGTTTTCAAATGATGTATAATAGTACTATAAATTAATGGAGCTTTATATGACAACTCAAGACTTTTGGACAAAATCAAAACTTTCACACGTTGAAACTCTCATCAAATCATATGATGGTTATATCGAACGTGCTAGCGAAGACTTTAAAGAGCTATATGTCGACGATCAAGCCGACTTTAGAAAAGCTGTAGAGCACTTCCGTAAAGCTGACGATATGGCTCTTTCTGATCATATACAATATATGGACACTGATCCACGTGAAAACCTAATTGTAGCATTTGCTGAAGATCTCGGCAAACAATGGGTTGAGCTTACTCTTGGATACAGTGTAACAAATGGAGTTTAATCCTACCTTTACACCATATGAGATGCTCGAACTGGGCATCTTTGATGGTTCATACTATCTGGATACTAATCCCGATTTCGATCGCAAGCCCACAATTACTAAAACAAACTTGTTTATGGAGGGTGCTTCACAGCCTCTGGAAGTGTGGCAAGACCGTGGCTGGATCACTCCAGAAGACCCGATGGGATGGTTCCAGTGGTACCTACGTTACTACCAAGGACGAAGAATTGAGGCTTTAGATGCTCACCAGATTAAACGCTGGCGGTCATTCGGAGCAAGGCATGGAGCGCAAGTAAAAAAGAACGGAAATGGCGATCTTTCTAAGCGCAGAAAACAGCGACAAGCTCTACTCCACTGGGGATTTGATCCAATTCCTGATCTCGATATCCCAAATAAATTTGAATTTTTATCAAATAAAATGAAAAAAACAGTTGACATTCGTTCTTAAACCGAATATAATAGCTATATCAAATCAAATAAAGAAGGAAGTTTGTTATGGGTACACGTTCAATGATTGGAATTTTAAACGAAGATCTTGGTACTGTTGAAGCTAGCTATTGTCACTATGACGGCTATCTCGAAGGTGTTGGTGATACTTTGTTAGATAACTACAACACTGACGAAACTGCAAACAAGGTCGCAACAGGTGGTTATCTATCTTCCCTTACTCCAGATTACGAAGCTTCAAAAGAGGCTTCAGTAAATGACGATCAATCTGAGTTGTTCTACAGTAAAGATGTATACGAAAAGGCTGATAACTGGGGTGCTGAATATCTTTACTTGTGGGATGGAACTGAATGGCTTGTTAACAAAGTCTACGGTGAAGAGGCAGGCTTTAAACCACTTGCAACTTACATGAAAAAAGTT